CGTTAAATATCGCTAAATAATATGTATGTATTCAACCACCGCTTATATCTACCAACAACGAACACAGGTGCTATTGCTCGACAGCAGTGGGCAATACTTTACTATGAGGTACGATCCCGTGTACGCTAAAAGACTAACCCTTAATTTAGGAGTAGATAATGTACTCCTATTCTCATTTGTTAACCAGGACGAAAAACCTGTAAATGTTAACGGATGTACCTTTACTTTCCGTGTAACAAATACAGCAGGAACTGTGATATTGTTACAAGAACCTATGACTATTCTTAACGGTGCTACTGGCCAAGTAAAAGTGTACATTCCAGCAGAAGATACACTAGAATTAATTGCTCAACCAGCTTCTTATTCTATATCATGCCAAAGTGGCAATTTAAATCAAGCGGTATTTACTAATGCCCAAGCGGGTGCTCGCGCTCCTATTGATTTGGTTAATTCAGTTTTCCCACAGTTTGTGCCATCAGTACCGCTTACAATTCCTACCACAAGTTTAAGTGCTCAAACAAGTTACGGTGGCGCAAGTTACGAGCAATATCCAGGTTGGGCCGGCAACTGGTATTACGGCGGAGATGGCAGTTGGTATGCCAACGGATATAACAATTATCAAAATACAGAATTCTATTCAAGTTTTATCGAACCTCGTAACTATATTACTACAATTCAAATGGATTTAGTTGGCTACACAGGAACTATCAAGGCACAATTTGCACAAAACTATGAAAGTATTTGGTACAACTGTACAGATTCTACAACTTATTACAACGAAACTAGAACCATTTATATGAATATAGTGGGCTGGTATCCACTACTTAGATTGTGTTTCAATAACAGTATTTTTGCCACACCAAATCCACCTGGTTTTCCAGCAATGGCTTACGCGGTATGTAACGAGGGTGTAGTTACTGATGTGGTTGTAACTAATCCAGGCGCAGGATATTTGGCTCCGCCGCAAGTAGACATTGTAGGTAATGGTTCTGGAGCAGTAGTTACTGCCAACATTAGTGGAGATGGTACAGTTACTGGATTCAATGTTGTACACGGTGGTTCTGGCTATTGGCCAATACCTTCTGGCGGCGTTAATCCTGCGGCATATCCGGTACCTCCAGCCAATCAAGGTGCCTTCCCAGTTATTTCGACTGGATATGTTTTGAACATATTATACCGTTAATCGTTGATTTTATCGTTTGAATCTGCTATAATTATAGCATGATTGATGTGATATCTTTTCTCCCTGCGAAACGAAAACAGACTAGTTCCGGCTGGATATCATTTAACGCTCCTTGTTGTATTCACCGGGGCAATAGTCAAGACAAAAGACAGCGTGGCGGCCTAAAACCTATGCCAGAAGGTGGGTGGAGTTATCACTGTTTTAATTGTGGGTACACAGCTAGCTTTGTTTTAGGAAGAAATTTATCATTTAAAGCTCGTAAGTTATTAGAATGGCTAGGAGTAGACCAGCAAGTAATAGAACAAATTAATATCGAAAGTCTTAGACATCGTACCATGAATGGTATGTTAGAAAGCAATCGAACAATAATTAAGGCAGTAGAATTTGAAGAAAGAGATTTACCCGCAGACTTGGAACTATTGGATCTTGACAATCCGCTACATTTCCCGTATATTGAATACTTGGAAGGCCGTGGCATAGACTGTACCGCATATCCATATATGGTAAGCCCAGAAGCGGCAGGCAGGTTAAGCAAACAAATTGTAATACCCTTTACACACAAGGGTTTGGTGGTAGGTAACTCTGCTAGATATATAGATGGCAGAATGCCTAAATTTATTTCAGATACACAACAGGGATATGTATTTGGAGTTGACTTACAAAAAGATTCATGGCAACACACTATTGTAGTCGAAGGAGTATTCGATGCGCTAGCTATCAATGGGCTAGCCGTATTACATAATGATATTAATTCGACGCAAGCACAAGTGATTAAAAGTTTAGGAAAAACTATTACTGTAGTTCCAGACCAAGATAAGGCTGGCATGGCATTAGTAGATAAAGCAATAGAATTAGGTTGGGCTGTTAGTATTCCAGATTGGCCCACTGGCATTAAGGATGTTAACGATGCTGTGATTTGTATGGGTAAGGTAGCGACACTACTAACTATATTACAATCTAGAGAAACTAACAAATATAAAATTGAAATAAAAAGGAAGCAACTTGTTAAAAGATTATAGTATTGAAGTACAAAAATTATTCTTGGAAATGATGCTCAGTGATGCTGAATCATTTGTGCGAGTTCAAAATATTTACAATCCAGAAAATTTTGACCGTAGTTTGCGAACTGCGGCTGAGTTTGTAAAAATTCACTTTGAAGAGCATGGCTCATTGCCAGTATTACAGCAAATTAATGCAGCAACCGGATCTAAACTAGAAACACTTCCAGAATTACCTGAAGGTAATTTAGATTGGTTTATGGAAGAATTCGAAGGTTTTACTAAGAAAGAAGAACTTAGTAGAGCAATTCTTAAATCATATGATATGTTGGACAAAGGTGATTTTGATCCAGTAGAAAAATTAATTAAAGACGCAGTTCAAATTAGTTTACAAAAAGATATGGGCACAGATTATTTTGCTGATCCGCGAGCTCGTAATGACAAGTACTTTAATAGTGGCGGACAAGTAAGTACTGGCTGGCCAAGTTTAGATAGAATTCTTTATGGTGGATTTAGTCGTGGAGAACTTAACATTTTCGCAGGCGGATCTGGTTCAGGTAAATCGCTTGTTATGATGAATATTGCGTTAGCGTGGTTAGAACAAGGCCTTAGTGGGGCATATATCAGTTTAGAACTTTCAGAAGAGCTAGTTGGATTGCGTACTGATGCGATGCTAGCAGGTATGGGAACTAAAGATATTCGCAAGGATTTAGAAACAGCAGAATTAAAGATTAAAATGTTTGGTAAAAAGTCTGGGCAATATCGTGTTAAGGCATTGCCAGCGCAAAGTAATATTAATGATGTCCGCAGTTACTTAAAAGAAGTACAAGTACAAACAGGCATCAAGATTGACTTTGTAATGGTTGACTACTTGGACTTATTAATGCCAGTAAGTGCTAAAGTGAGCCCAAATGATTTGTTCGTTAAAGACAAGTATGTTTCGGAAGAATTGCGTAACTTAGCTAAAGAACTTAATGTATTACTAGTAACAGCTTCGCAGTTAAATCGTGCGGCTGTGGAAGAAATTGAATTTGACCACAGTCATATTTCCGGTGGTATTAGTAAGATTAATACGGCAGATAATGTGTTTGGTATCTTTACAAGTCGTGCTATGAAAGAGCGTGGACGCTATCAATTACAATGTATGAAAACTCGTACATCTAACGGCACAGGACAAAAAGTTGAATTAGACTATAATATCGAAACTATGCGTATTACTGATTTACCCGAAGATGCGACTCCAGTAAATTCATTTAAAAAATCTAACATTTACGACAATATTAAAACCCAAAGCAGGGTTAGTAGTGGGGAAACTATAGATCCTGATACTGGAGAAGTAGCTAAAATTACGGCAGAAGTACAAAGTAGCAAATTAAAGGCATTATTAGGGCAAATTAAACCTAATTAATTACAGAGCCCATAATTCAAATTGTAATAAATAATAAAAAGGTTCTGGCAAATATGCAAAAGAAAACCCGTAGTTTATTAGAAGAATTAGATAGTATGTATATCGAGCGTGATCAGCGTCATGTTATCGAAAATCGTGCGACTAATATCATTGCAAGCGCCATTCGCTTGCTAGAGCAAATTGACGAGTCTTATACACCCAAGCAAGCAGATAACCTTACACGCAAATTAATTAATGCTATTAAACTTCGCGACCCAGGCAAGTTTACTCGCACCGTAAGGAAGACTGATGCAAATTCATGAAATAACTAAACTCCAACGCACAGACGAAGGCATTTTAGATTCAGTTAAAAAAGCAGTTAGCGCAACTAAGACTGGGTATGCTAACGCCAAGGATAAATTTATTGCGGCTGGCGATCGTGCCCAAGAAAAACAGTGGGATAAAAAACAAGATAAAAGAAATGCCCAATCAGCAAAAGCAGCACAGGCACTTCAACGCAAAGGATTTAATGTTGATACAAATACTCAAGCAGCAAAAGCACCAACACCTACTAGAATAAAACAACAGCAACAACAAAAAATAGCACAATTACAAAAAGCATTTGACCAGGAGTTTGATATTAAAACTGGCGGAGCAGGCCCTGCGGCCGACGAAGGCGGAATTACTGTACAAATTCAGCAACCTGGAACTACTTCACCTACGTCGTACACAAAAGATAATAGTGGTACATGGACT